CTCTGTTGCCAGAATGGTTGTGTTGGAACTGAGTGTTTGTGCGTTGGTACGAAACATTCCGCTTGCCTTGAACGTACCCTTGTTTTCTGCGGCAGGTGTTACAGACGCTGCAGACACACCCATGTAAATTACGAAGATGTTACCTGTTCCGCTTGATGGTGCTGCAGTAAAGGTGAGTGTTGTACCGTCTGGCACAGTGAACGCATCAACACTTTCCTGTACGACACCATCTACAGATACGATGATATCTTCCTGAGTTACTGTCTGGTTCAGGGTAAACGTAGTTGTAGACCCGTCACCATTAAACTCTTGGGTGGCAGGTCTAGCCTGAAAACTTGCAGTGATAGGATTACCGATGAGGGGCATGGGCTATTCCTTATGTGCTAATTGAGTCAACAACAGAGACCCAAACATCTGCGCTGCTTGCGGTATCGGACTGTACCTTCAGTACGTCACTGGATTGCATTACAATCTTTGCACCGCCATCAAGTAACTGTAGTGCCGAACCCGCAGGAATCGGTGCTGTCTTCACGATGTAATAGTCGTTTGACCCATCGTTAATAAAGACATCTACATTGATTTGGCTGGTGGTTGTATTAGCAACATTGATACCAACAAGAGCATCATCGGAGTTTGCAGTACGTAGCGTAGAAGCTGACGTGCCTACATTCCTTGCAATGTTTCTTTCAAAATCCTGTGCCATGATTTCTCCTCAGTATATTATACTGTTTGTAAAAGTGTCTGTCAACTATAGAGCGATTGCCATAGCCACCGCAAAACCAGCCGTAGCACCCGTTGCTGGAAGGTTAGTAAGCTGGGAACCATCGACTGCTGGCAACCGCGCAGAGCCGTCAAGTACGACTACGTTACCTGCAGATGTTCCGGTATCGGCTACTGCTGCCGTACCCAAACCAAGAGTTGTACGCTGGGCGGAAGCATCCGCATCATCCAACAGGGCTTTACCTGCGGATGTGAGGTCATAGGTTGCGGCTGTTCCTGACCCAGTAAACTGAATACCCTTATCTGCCGCAGAAGTCAGTCCAGCGAGTGCCTGTAGTTCTGCGTCGAGACGTGCGTTAGCAACCGTGCCAGATAGCTGTGAGGCATCGATTGTTTTGTTAGTTAGGGTTTGTGTAGCTGTTGTACCTACAAGTTCTTGGCTACTACCTGCAGGTAGAGTCAGGGTGTTTGTTACACCAGCAGAGTGAGGCTGTGGCTGCAGGGTTTGTGCATGAGCGTTACTAGACTCGCAGTAGAACTTGACCTGCGAACGTGTGCCTGTGCCTGTACGTATGTCAACGAGACCATCAGAGATAGAAACACCGCCTGATGAACCGTTACCATCAATATTTACTACACCTGTTCCATTTGGTAAGATGTCAATATTACCGTTAGATGTAGATACGATGTCGTTACCGTTTACGTCGAGGTCACCACCAAGCTGTGGGGTTGTATCGCCTACAACATCGGATAGACCGCCAAGAGCCGTAGACAGGCTAGAAATAGTAATCTTACGAAGCGCACTTGCTGAGTTGTCGTGCATCAACAACGTGTCATTAGAGTTGTCGATTGTTGTTTCTGCAGTTTGACCTGTAATTACATTGGCATTCACCATTGCAGTTTCAACAGCACCATTGGCAATGGTAACTGCACCTGCGCTACTGATGGTCACGTCACCCGATACAGCTACAGGATTAAAGTTTGTACCATCGGCTACCATAATGTGACCAGAGGTGTTCGTACCCATAGTCAAGTCATCACCAGAGATTGTCAAATCACCTGCAATAGTAACGTCTGCACCACTCATAGTGATAGCGGTAGTTGGGGTGCTGCCACTTTGAATAACTAACTCACCTGATGAGTTGTTCAGATTACCGAACGTTGTACCCCCATCTTTCAGAGTAATGTCACCACCATCTGCATCCAGAACAATGTCTGTGGTTGCATCGAGAGTGATTGCTGCACCAGAATCAATCTCTGCAATGATTGGTGTGGTTAAGGTCTTGTTGGTAAGAGTTTGCGAACCTGTCAGGGTTGTAACAGTGCTGTCGATAGCGAACGTGACAGCGTTGCCAGAACCACTGGTATCGATGCCTGTACCACCAGTAAATGTAAGAGACTCACTATCCAAGTCAATGCTGAGTGCGCCACCGCTATCTGCTTGAAAATCCAAGTCCTGTGCGGTGACTTGCGAGTCGACGTACGCTTTGATTGATTGCTGTGTTGCTAACGCCGTTGCGCTGTCAGAGGACATGCTATCTTCATCAAGGATGTCAGTGACCGTGGTTGTTGGCATGGCAAGACCATCAATGGTTGCCGTACCATCCAAGTACAAGTCTTTGAACTGCTTGCTGCTTGCGCCGAGGTCAATGTCGTTGGTAGTCGTAGGTTCGATTACACCGTCTTTAACGACAAATTGCTCCACAGACGAACTCGATACGTCTACGGAGAACTCAATCTGGTTGTTGGAATCATCAACTACAACCTTGTTGAGAGGCGTAGCAATGCCGGGGTCACCAATCAAGCCAATGACCGGACCTTCTGCTGCCGTACCATCGTGTTTGTGACCTGATGTATTATTGAACGCTGCAAGAACTTGGTCAAACTCATCGTTACTGTGGGCAGCGGTGATAACGTCGCCGTCAGTGAACGTGGATTGTCTGGTATATCCTGCCATGTTTTATCTCCTTCCGCCCGGAGTGAACTCCAGTTGGTAGCCTTTCAGTGAAATTGGTGCGGCTCCTGCCGCGTCGTCTAGTCTTACCGCAACTGTGAATCCGCCACCTTCTACACTCTGGCGTACGAGGGGGGTTCCTGACGAACCGTACACGGCTGTTCCGTAGGTTGATGCAGTGTTACCGTAGATGGCTACAGCAGCACCAGTGTTCAACGTGTATTGGTTTGGCTGCGGTGTTTCGCTAGAGTTGAAATCGTACCGGATACGAAAGTTTGAGTTCACCGCACCTTCATTATCGTAGTTCCAAATGATACGCTGCATCATCTTACGGATACCAGCGTCACCCATTGTGTAATCAGGGCCACGATATATGGCTGCTATGTTTGTGCCGTCAAACGTGTTTCCTGTTTCTTGTTTGTAAACGTACCCATCGTATCCGCCATGAAGAACAGTCTCTACACCACTGATAAATCCAGAGGTGCAATATGCAGGTTTGATACCTCGTACGTCTGCATATTCCCAACCAACACCGCCATCAACACCAGCTTTAATAACTCCTAACAAACCCGGGGATGATGTAGTACCCCCGCTATCATCAGGGAAGAACAGACGGTACTGAGACTTTGCTCTTATAACGACACTAGAGATACGGTCTTTGTCGATGTTATCAAGGCGAGGCTGTATCTGTTTAGAAATCGTACCAAGTTCAACGTCACCGATTCTTTCTGTACCAGCAATCGTACGCAATCCGTCTGGTGCAAGGTAAATCAAATCGCCTGATATCTCTTGGATGCTAAAACCATCAACACAGCCGATAGCACGAGTAACAGGAACTACTGCAAAATCCGATGAACTAGAACCTGCAATTTTAAAAATAGAATCTTCACAGAACACAAACAAGTTTTCACGGAAGACCTTGATACCTACAATAGGTTCATCTACTTTTATGCTGCCTGCACCACTTGAGGTGGTAAAATCATCCTCATCAAACGGAACACTAAAAATAAGTTCTTGTGGACTTGCAGACATACCAGCGTAAAATGCGTGACTTCTAAATATCTCTACAAACTTAGGGTCTGCTGGTCTACCGGATGCACTAACGTCTGTGACAGAAGAGTTATCGAAAACAGATGCAAGGTTTGCACCGTCTACCATAATCATTTTATCTGTGCCGTTGAAGTTGAAGTTTACAAAGTTGTATCTTCCAGCACTGGTACGACCTGTATCTATGCTGGTGTATCCGCTACCTGTGCTTTTGAATACGGACGTACCTTTCGCAACAATCGCTTGGTCTTTGTATATGTGTACCCCAAGAATCGTACCTGAAGAACCTCCTACCTGATTACTGTCGAACTTGGTAAAGCCGTTGATGCGACGGTAGCCACCGTTGATATCTGGTTCGAAGTTTTGTAGTTGTAGGGCAGCACCGGGCGGGATAGAAAACGTATCTTTATCCAGTACCAAGCCACCGCCCAAGCGGACAACAAACGGGCTAAGAAGCGAGGTATCTGCCATTAAACTGCTCTCATGTAGTCTTTCTTGTTAATAAGTTCTATACGCATACGAGCAAGACCGGATTCGTAATCACGTAATGCAAGCTGCGAGAACTGCACGTCCGAACGAAGCATGTGTGCGTAATATCTTGCACGGTTAACTATCACGTCATGAAAACGTTCGGGTATAGTTGGTGTGTCTGTGTTTGCAGACATATCTGAAGTTGTCTTATAATAGTAATAACGAACAGTGTAGGTTGCTACATCAGGAACAGGAGACAAGCCAATCTTATTGTCGGGAGTGGAATAGACAAATCGTGGTAGTGCTTCTGCATCACCGTTAGGATTAGTGTCTGTTTCATTGTAACGTTCTAGGTATTCTTCAAAAGACAGATATTGTAGTGCTTTCTCTGCTGTTGTAGCAGATTCCTGTACAGTAAAGCTGTCAAAGTCTATTGTCTTTGCGTCTGATTCACGGTTGTATTCTGCTGTACTTGCTGTGGTAGTAAAAGATTGGCTAACTACAGTGAAGGGCCACTCAACCTCAGAGTTGATAATGTCTCGTTGTGCTTTGTTGATAAAGTCCTTTACAGATGTTTGAATACCACGAGTCGTACTGACCGTGGTAATTTCCACCTCATTAATTTCACGTAGAACAGCATTAATTAATTCAAGATAGGTCATGTTACTCTTCTATGACGACGTACTTTTTTAGCAATCTTTTTGGGTTGTCTGGAGACTTGTTTACCTGCTTTAGTTGCTTTTCTTTTAGCACGGGTTGTTGCAGCGTACTCTTTCGCTGATAGGGACTTAATGGCCTTCTCAGGTAAATATCTTTCCCCGGTTGCTTTTGGACCCTGTGTCGACGGCTTACCACTTTTGGTACGCCACTTCTGTTTAGTCCATGCCTTCAAAGAGCGTTGGCTCTTTTTTAGTGCCATCTTTGTTCTCCTGAGTTAGCTTTACAAGCGTAGCAAACTTTTCATTCGCTTCAGCATACTTATCAATAGCTGCATCCATCTCTGCAAGCAAGTCTGGATGTTCTCCCACAGCGACTGCATTGTTGAGATAATTAGTAAGTACATACGTTGCATCTTTCATCTCCGCTTGATATTTGAACAGCAAAGCATCAATAGCTAGTTTAGGTAAAGACATTTATTTCTCCAAATACTTTAGTATACGATTCTAGCTAGAATAAGTCAACACAACAACAAAACAGGTAACCATTGCTACGATTGCAATCACAGCTATTGCTGTTGCTTTTGCTGCCTCCCAAAACTGATGTTCTTTACGAGCCTGTTCTATACGTCTTTGCTTTTCTGCTTCTTTTGCTTCCTGTATACGTTTGGCACGTTCGTTTACAATACCTGCCCACGTTCCGGGTCCAAACCGCATATCTATAAGAACCGATACTTCACGTAACTTCTCAGCCGCTAATTTCGCATCAATAACTTCTTGGGCAACAGAGTTCACACTGAAGGTGTCAATGCCTGCTTTTTTGTTACGTGCTTTTTGAGCTTCGTGTTCTCCGCGAAACAAATCATCAATCTTATCTGCCATCTGTCCGATGTCTTTAACAGCATTGATGTTAGACTTGATAAAATCTGTGGCTTGCTTTACGAGAGCGATTCCTGTCAGTACCTCTGCTACAACCATAAATCACTCCACAATCTTTACAATGTAGTTTTTACCGTCTGCACCCTTGCTAATCTCGACTGTTTTATTTTCGCAGGAATATCGAACTGTGCCTGTATCCTTATATAGGTTTCGCTCTATGGTGCGTTTAGCTTTCAAGCACTTTGATAGCTGCCCATAAGCTGTATGCTCTGCTACGTGACCTGAGAGGTATAATATCAATGTGATAGTTTCAGTGACCATTTCTCATCTTCTCAAGACGGGCTTCTATGGCACTAATACGTTTCTCATAGAACTCCAGTGTTAGTTTTTGTTGTTGGTCGTGGGGTAATCGACCTTCATCTGCTTGTACGGATAATTCGTCTAGTTGTTGTGCGAGGTGTTCGATTAACATGAACTGTTCAGAGTCTGCTGGTAAACTACCCATCTCTCCTCTGGGCCATTTGATACGAAACTCGGTGTTGTGGTCCACGTTCGACTTCATCATGGTGATGTTAGTCTCGATGGTATTAAGACGCTCTATGATTCCGAAGTATGCCCAAGTAGCGAGAGATGCTGCTGCAACCATGCTGATGATGTTGCGAAGTGGTAACGCAACTTCTGTGTTCTCGCTTAACCTTGGGGCCATCAGTTCTTATAGCCGCCGCCTGCTTTTTTGTAGGCAGAAGCCAGCATTTGCGCTTTTCTTGCTGACCATTGTCCCGGCCTGCCGCCTTTTCCGCCTGCCTTAATACGGTTGAACAGACGTTTTCTCATACCGGGCTTTGTATAGTTGCCTGCCTCGTTGACACGGCTTTTGCTTTTCTTTACTTTGCCGCCCTTCTTCAGTTCTTGCAAAGCATCTCTATACTTGGGTGGCTTTAACATACTAACTCCCCAGTTTTCATAGCCTCAGATAAACGCACTGCACGTTGACCTACCTGATTTGCCCAACGCGAGTCGAGCATCTCGGCGGATGCAACAACATAATCCCCGACGTAGATTCCAGCCCACATGTTCTTAAAC